CTTGGCGGCTAACGTAGGGCTTACGGACGGCCGGCCAACTATCGCCATGATAGGCGGCGCAGACTATCCGGCATACGATTTAACCATTACAATGCAAGCACAGACAGCGTGAAAGGCTAACTATGTTTAAGATTTCAAGCGAACGTTTAGGCAAAATTGGCGATTTCTTTGACGCCGCAGCTGCAGAAAAAGACGGCGTAAACGTGCTGGCGCTTATCGCTGGCGGTTTCCTTGCTGAAACGTCCACCAAAACCGACCCAAAACCTGCTAAAACAGATACAGAACCAAGCGAGGATTAAACACCATGGCAACTAGCACATATCTTTCTAACCCAGTAGTCACCATTAACGCGGTGGACTTAACCGACCAGACGACTAGCGCCGTACTTACAAGAGTCATTGAGGCACTTGAGTCATCTAGTTTCGGCTCGTCCTCAAGGGTCTACACGGCTGGCATGTCACTGAATACATTAACCGTAACCCTTTACAACTCTTATGCAGTTACAGAAACTTACGCTACGTTGGCAGCTCTCGTTGGTACACAAACTACGGTGACAATTAAGCCAACGTCTGCTGCGACAAGTGCAACAAACCCAATTCACACTTTGACTGGCACGTATCTTGAGACCTTGCCACTTATCAACGGCCAACTTGGCGCGCTCGACACCATTGACATTACCTTCACCGGTGGTGTCTACTCAGTCGCAACTTCATAACACTTAACCCGAAAGGTAGCCCGACATGCAATTACGGCTCAAAGTACAACGCCAAAACCAAGACGCCTACGAGGTAGTGACTAGCCTCGCGGTCATTGTCGCATGGGAACGACGCTTTAAGCGCCGCGCCAGTGACCTAGGCGCAGGCGTAGGCATGGAAGATTTAGCGTTTATGGCATACGACGCCAGTTCACGCGCCGGTATTCTCGTACCCGGCACACTTGACCAGTTCATAAACGACATTGAGTTGCTAGAAGTTGTAGACAGTGAGCCACAAAGTTTTACAGAGCCGGCACCGTCCGGCGACAACTAGCCGAACTGCTATTGCACACGGGCTGGTGGCCCCCAAGTGTAGACTTCGAGTTACCAGACCTCGCCACCGTTGTTGATATTCTAGAAAGGCAGCGTAAAGAACATGCCAGCCACCGCTAGTTATCAGGTATACGGCATTCAAGAGGCTCTTGCTGAGATAAACAAAGTTGACCGCACGCTACGCCGGCAAATTACAAAAGACATTCAAGCGGGCGCGGGCACTCGACTTGTGACAGCTGCGCGCTCGTTTATCCCTACCAGCCCGCCATTGTCGCGCATGGTGAACGGCAACATGATTAAAGGCCGCGACGGTACCGGGTGGAAACGCGAACGCGTCCTAGCCGGCATTCGTAGCATTGTTGGCAAACGTGGTAGCCGCGCTCGTACTGTGACCTTTTCTAATGGCCGTACAGCCGATTTTAAGGCGACACAATATCAACTGCTTGTACTACAGCAGAAAGACGCCGCTGGCGCTATCTGGGACCATGCAGGCATACGTAACGGCGGCCAGTTTGTTACTAACCTTTTGGCTGAAGGCGAACACGTAGGCCCTCGAGCTGCGCCGCGCGCGTTAGAACCTGCAGCCATGAGCGTGCTTCCAGCCGTCGAGGACGAAGTAGAAAAGATAGTTAACCGCGTTATGGCTATTGTTAACCGTAACCTTGTACAAACTAGGACGCGCTAAATGGCTATTAACATTCCGATTATCTCAAGCCTTAATACCAAGGGTTTTGACAGCGCTAAAAAAGAATTTGCCAGCCTTCAAGGTTTTGGCGCTAAAAGCGGGTTTCTATTACAAAAAGCAATGTTGCCGGCTGCAGGCGCAGTTAGCGCGTTGGCTGGCGGTCTGGTCTTGGCGGCTAAAGCCGCTATTGAAGATGAGCAGTCACAAAAACGTTTAGAAACACAGCTGCGCGCAACGCTCGGGCCTAACCAAGCCTTGGCCGATAGTGTCGCCGATTTTGTTGACCAGACGCAGTTAGCCACAGGCGTAGCTGACAATGACCTAAGACCAGCCTTGGCAAATCTTGTAAGATTTACAGGCAACGCTACTAAGGCACAAGATTTACTTACTCTTTCTTTAGACGCATCAGTAGCAACAGGAAAAGATTTATCTACCGTAAGTACGGCAATCGGCAAAGCTTACGACGGCAACTTTACGGCATTAAAAAAACTTGGCGTACCGCTTGACGACAACATTATTAAAACTAAAGATTTTGAGGGCGCACAAAAAGCGTTAAATGCGCAGTTTGGTGGCGCGGCAGCCGCTAACGCCAACACATTTGCGGGCCGTATACAGATACTTAGAACACGTTTTGACGAAATGGTAGAAAGTATCGGTTACCGCGTGCTTCCGGTACTAGGCGACTTGCTTGACTACACCGACCGGCTAATAAAGATAATGGACGAGCGCGGCCTTGGCGGCGTTATCCGCGAACTAGGCAGCAAACTACGCCGTTTTGTTGACCCATTCCAAGCGTTGCAAGACGTCATAAACCGCAACGTAAAAGAGACCGAAGGTTTTGCTGACAAGCTAAAACAGACAGGCGTAAACGTTGTTAACTTTGGCAGCAGCATTCTTAACCTTGGCGCCAAAGTAGTTGGTCTAAATGTCAATGTAGGCAAACTTAAAACCGAGTTAGACAAAACTAATGACGGTCTAGCCGAGGCGTACGCCAATACGCGAGCATGGTCAGAGACCTTGCTGCAGCTCGACGCAGACCAGAAACGCGCCAACTACCAAAAAGCCGTAGATATTGAGCAACAACGCCTAGCAAACCTAGAAATAGCCAAAAGCACTGCCAGCACTAAAAAGGCTTCAGACGCCGCTAAACGCGCTTCAGAGGCCACAAAGAAACACGCTGACGCAGTAACCGCGTTAAAAGAATCCTACGACAATGCAGTACAAGCAGTTAAAGACAAATTTGCACCAGCGCTCATGCGCGCCAATGACCAACTAACCAAAGCGACAGACAACTACAACGCTTTTTACAAAGCAACTGGCGACGTAGTGCGCGGCGTATTTAATGTTGGCGACGCATTTACGACAGCAAAAGACAACCAAAAAGCATTTAACGCAGCATTAAAAGAACGTTCAGACGCCTATATAAAACTCAGCAAACTGACGGTAGGAACTGAGGCTTACGCCACAGCATTAGATGAAGTAGCAGCAGCAGAGGAAAACGTAACCCAAGCCCAAAAACCTAAACGCACATTTTTTGAGGTACTTGACGACCAAGCAACTAAAGCCGGCGAACTTGCCACAGGCATAGAAAAACTTATAGACCTTGGCTTAACTGACCCAAACCTTTTGCAGTCAATTCTTGACTCTGGCGCAGACGTAGGACTAGAAATAATCAACGGGCTACTTGCCGGCGGTAAAGCGTCCATTGACCGGCTCGTAGGTATTTCTGACACGATTAACGCAGCTGCAGACCGCATAGCCAAACTGACGGCAGATAAATGGTACAAGTCTGGTATTGACCAAGCCCAAAAAATTGTAGAAGGCGTTAACAGTGTCATTGCAAATACCGAGTTTTTGCTAAAATTTGCTGTAGACCCGGCAAGTGTTGCGCTTATTGGTGAGCAGTTAGACGCAAGCCTTGGCACTGTACTTGGCGGCGGCGCGGCACCAGCACCAGTTACTAACCCGTTTGGCCCGGTACTTGGCAGCATCAACGCCAGCCCCAATATGGACGGCAGCCGGGTAAGCACCAGCAACGTCACCATTAACGTGCAAGGCGGCGACCCTAACGCTGTAGTCAGCGCGCTACGCAGCTACATGCGCACCAACGGCAGCGTGCCCATAAGAGTAAGCAACATTTACTAATGACATTGGGTTTACAAAGTTACAGCGTCTCGTACTCAACAGACAGCGTTAACTACACGGCGCTCACCAACGTCCAAAGTATCTACTTGTCTATAGGCGTACAAGCCCAACTAGACCAACTGCGCGCAAACACAGGCACCATAGAAATTAGATACCCGTCTGGTTACGCGTCGCCTATTGCAGAACTTGTGCAAGGCACATACATAAAGATTATGAACAACACAAACCCTGCAGCAGCGTACTTGCTGTGGGTTGGGCGTATTTCTGACATTACCGTAAAATACGGCATACCTTACGCGTCTAACGTTGGCAACGCAGACTACCTAACTATCTCAGTTGAGGGCAGTTTTGCCTCTCTTGGCCGTATGGCCGGCAACGATTACGCAATGGCAGCCGGCACAATAGCAACACAATTAACAACAGCCGGCACACAAACAGGGCTTGCTATCGGCTGGTTAGGCTCGTCAACACAAGCCGGCGCAGCTGCAACAATTAACGGTACATGGGCAGACTGGTTAGCAAAAACTGCTTTATCGGCAAACGCTAGAATGTGGAACACAAAAGACAACAGCCTTTTTGATATAACGCTTCTCAGCCCTTTTGAGCTATACACGACACAAAACTATTTTAGTGACGTCAGGCCACAGCCCGAGGTAACAGCAAGTTACGACGAAATAACATTTGAGGGTTACGCAGACAACTATTACACCCAAGTATCGGTTGACCCTGACGGCCTAGCAACACAAACCGTCACGCTTTCTGGGGCTACAAACCCGCTACGCACATACGTTGTTAACACAAACAACGCGACAACAGGCCAAGCCGTAGACTTCGCAAACTACCTACTAGCCAACTACTCGACACCAGAACTTGCTATTAGCTCGGTTTCTTGCATTGCCGAAGCACAAACGCTAGACATGCTGTTAGACAAGTTTGCTGGCGTTACACAAAGTTTTGCGCGCACACCCGGCGTACGTACCCGCGTCGAGTTTCGCGGCACCATTTACCAATGCATCATTGAAGGCGTAACAATGTCAGCAACACCAGCTGGCGCGCGGTTTACTTTCTATTTATCTGGCGCAGACTTAAACCAATATTTAATACTTGACGATTTATTTTATGGCAAACTTAACTCAAACAAATTGGGGTACTAATGGCAATTAAAACTTTTACTACTGGCGAAGTGCTTACCGCTTCAGACACAAACACGTACCTAGCAAACAGCGGGCTTGTGTACGTCACCAGCGCAACCGTTGGTTCAGGCTCAAACACGGTATCAGTGAGCAACTGTTTTACAAGCACTTACGACAATTACAAAATTATTTGGACGGGTGGCGTGTCGGTCGGCGCTGAGGCATTGAGCCTTAACCTTTTGCCTACCTCGGTTACAGGCTGGAACACTTCATATTCAATGAATGTTTCATATTGTGGCTACACAGGCACAGTTACAAACCTTCTTACTAATGCAGGCGCAAAATGGGGTTACTGTGGCGAAATAACGACAGCAAACAAAACAAACATTAACTTTGAGTTGTTCGCGCCGAACCTTGCGCAATACACAGGATTTGCCAACAGTTACATAGGTGGCGGTGGCGCTGGTTGTGGCGCTGGAATACATCAAATAGCAAGCGCGTTTACAGGTTTTACCATTTCAGGCGCACAAAACTTTTCTGGCGGAACTATTACGGTTTACGGATACCGAAAGGCATAACAAATGGAACCTAAATACGGCACATTTCACGACGCAGAGACCGGCGAAACTATATTTCGTGAACTTACAGCTGACGAAATAGCAGAACTACCAGAGCAGAAACCATATGATTTGGCGGGCTAGTTTCGTTGCGCTGTTGTTTGCGTCAATACTCACAGCATGCGGTAACCGTGTCGAGCAACAACCCTGCCGGCCAACCAAAAACAAGGCTTTAAGCGCCGCTAACCCGACGTCAGACACAGTACAAACAAGGCCTTGTTAACTAAACCGCGCCTTACGCCAGCTGAGTTAAATGCTCGACTGCGTTTTATTGTCGGGCTAGTTCTTGCCGGCATTCTTGCCTTGACTATGGCGCTAATGCTTTTTGGCTTGCTGTTTGTTTACCAAGGTTCAGAGCTCTCACCAGTTGACTCAAAATTCTTTGAGCTTATGACACCCGTTGTTTTGTTTTTAACAGGTACTTTGAGCGGCGTGATGATAGCTGGCGGCAATAAAGCAGATGCAAATAACAACGGCATACCAGACGACCAAGAGGTAGAAAATGTACCCAACACAGAAAATTAAAATGCCCAAAGACCTAGCCGGTCACAAAAACGGCCAGTTACCAGACGAGTTGCTAGGCCCTGTGCCCGGTGGCAAATTGCATACCTGCGCAGTACGCAGCTACAAACACATGTTAAACGCCGCCAAGGCTGACGGCATCACATTAAAACCAACGTCTACCGTGGACACGTACAGGCCGTACAGCGTCCAATACAACGCGTTTATGCAGCGTTACAGCCCTAAGCCAACAGACGACACCCGAGGCATAACCCGCACATTTGAGGGCAAGACGTGGTACCTAAAAAAGGGTATGGCACCATGCGCGGCACCCGACCCCACAGGCGTTAAAGGTTCTAACCACGGCTGGGGTTTAGCAGTAGATTTTGCTAACGCGTCCGGCAAAACATTTACGTGGCTCAACAAAAACGCTAACCGTTTTGGCTGGTACATAGGCACAGGCAACCCGAGCAAGCCCGGCTTTGAGTCATGGCACTGGGAATACGTCCTAGGCAACGTGTGGGAACCACCCACAGAAACCGTTACGCCATAAGGGTTACAGCCGAAAGACGCGCAAACACTAAATAACCCCATTAGGGTTTTTACCTATCCCGACGAAAGGCAGAAACCATGAAACGATTACTTGGCGTACTCGCCACAGCTGCACTATTGGTGCCGGCCACACAAACACAAGCAGCGGTACAACCCGACTGCAAACTCTTTACCGCTTTAGCCCTAGAAGTTGGCTGGCAGAAACGTGACATACCACGCCTAATGCAAATATGTGCGCGCGAGTCCAAAGGCTTCGCTCGAGCATGGAACCAGCGCGACCCATACACCGGCAGTTACGGCCTCATGCAAATAAACGGCAGCAACAAAGGCTTTCTACAAGACGCCGGCATAGTCCGTAAAGCCATGCAAGAGCTCTGGTCACCACGCAAAAACCTTAAAGCCGCCTTAGCCCTATTTAAGCGCCACGGCTGGGCACCATGGAAAGGCAACAGCGCGCCAAAAATTGTGGTACCGTACACCCGTTAGTTATTTTCAACCCGACTAGAAAAGAGACAACATGGTAAACCCGACAGACCGTATAGACCAAGCCCTAGCAAACCTATGGGCTGGCACTCGACCCAAAACCACAGACATACTGGTACGCAACCTGCGCGCACACGCCTACAGCTACGCAATGGACGACCCCAAACTATGCGAGGACTTACGCCAAGCCATTGGCCGGCTAGAACACCCAAGCAGTCTTGAACCGAAACCCGCCAGCATCATTGACCGTCTAGACGACATAGCACAAGAGCTGTACGACGCAGGACACGCCACGTTAAGCATTCGAGCCAACAACTTGCTTATTGACGTAGACAACGCACAGCGCGGTACAAAATGAGAACCCTTATCGGCGTTTTTGCTGTAGCCGGCGTAATGGCCGTATTTCTTGCAGTTACTTTGTGGGCAGCCGATTGGATAAACAACCATGAAAACGGCTGGTACGAGTAATGGCTTTCGACCTTTCCGAGTACGTAGACGTTAAGACACGTCTTAAGCAAGCCTTGGCGCTGTACCCGCAGCTGCGCATTGTCGAGCACAGACCAGAAATAACACAAGTGGGCGACCAGTTGTTTATTGAATGCTCGGTAACT